GTGAACTGCATCAGGTAAGACTTCACGAAGTTTCTATTGTGACTGGATTCCCTGCTTACGAAGCTACAACTGCAAGCGTTCGTTCGTTAGACATTCTGGCGCAAAGAACTGCCGTAGATGTAGATGCCTTAAGCGATGCCATCTTGAAACTAGAAGCAGGGGAAACTTTAGAAGCAGAACACGCAGACTTAATAAGCGAAGTTGTTTCCAAGTTACGCGCAGACCAACCAGCAAACTTTGACCTGCTAGAGATCAAGCGCAAACAACTAGACCTAATGCTTAAAGCGTTCTAAACTTTTTGTAGAGATAGACCTACATCGGGAAGAATATGTGGGTCTATCTTTTTTTGTGTCATAATTAGATAAGCATTGTGCGGAGCCGCCGTTGCGCAACTGTGTGGAGCCACACAGAAAATGTAAGACTCACACACAATCCAAACACCTTAGGAGTAACCATGTCTGACTACATTCGTCAGCAAGCGGAAGCTCGTGCAAAGGCTTGGGAAGAAGCTAAGGCTCTTCTCGATTCAGCAGCAGCTGAAAAGCGCGATCTATCCGGCGAAGAAAACCAAACCTATGACCGCATCATGGAAGACCTTGATCAGCGTTCAGCAGTAATCGAAACCATGAACGCTCAAGCAGAACGTGAAGAACGTGCCGCTGAAGCCATGAAGGGTTTTGAAGCACAAGTTAAGCCAGCCGTTGCAGTACCTGCAATTGACGAAGCTGAACTAATCCGTTCCCTAGCTCGTGGCGAAATCCGTTCTCATTCATTTGAAAAGCGCGATATTACTAAATCCAGCACGGGCAGCCCGATTCCGACGAGTTTTTACGACAGCGTTTTGCTTTTGGCACGTCACATTGGCCCAATGCTAGAAACATCAACCGTACTTAATACTGCTTCCGGGGAAAATCTCCAGATACCGTCACTAAGTGCATACTCAACTGGAACTGTAACTTCAGAAGCCGCAGCATTTGGCGAAAGCGATCCAACCTTCAACGCATTCAAGACTCTTGGTGCATACAAGTTTGGTTTCCTAACCCAGATCAGTCGTGAAATGGTTGAAGATAGCGGAGTTGATCTTATCGGATTTCTCGCAACCCAGACAGCTAATGCACTTGGCTTCGCAGTCAATGGCGCACTAACAACTGGAACTGGAACCGTACAACCAACAGGTATCGTTAGTGCATCCGCAGCAGGCGTAACTGGTTCAACAGCAGTATCTGGTGCATTCACCGCAGACAACCTAATTGACTTGGTTTACAGCGTTGATACCGCAGGCCGTACCCTACCGGGAACGGGATTCCAGATGAATTCAAAGGCAATTTCAGCAGTCAGGAAATTGAAAGATACCGCTGGAAACTATGTATTCTCACCAGCATTATCCGCAGACAAGCGTGACCTACTTCTTGGTTATGAAATCTACGAAAATCCAGCAATGGCGGATCCCGCTGTAAGCGCGAAAAGTGTCATTTTCGGACATCTTCCAAGTTACTACGTTCGTCAGGTTGGCGGTTTGCGTCTAGATCGTTCCGATGATTTCGCATTCCAGAATGACTTGATCACGTTCAGAGCAACGATGCGCATTGACGGCAATCTAATTCAGACAAGCCATGTCAAGCACTTCGCAGGCGGAGCCAGCTAGTCACACCCAAAAACGTAGAACCCCATCGGAGCGCAGGCTGGTGGGGTTCTACTTTTATTTGGGCAGGTTTTGAGATAAGTTTCTACTAACTGCGAACAAAGGATTATCTGTGCAGGATTCTTTATGTATTGGTTGGGTATCTAACGCGCCGTGGGCTAACACAGGCTACGGACAACAAAGCGCACAAGTCACCCAACGTATGAAAGCAATGGGTCACAACGTTGCCATCTTTAACAACTACGGACTTGAAGGCAGCAACAGCGAGTGGAACGGCATTCCCGTTTATCAGCGTGGCGCGGATATGTATTCCAACGATGTAATCCCTGCGCATATGTTTGATTGGGCGCAACGTAATCCTAAACAGAATCAAATCCTGTTTACTCTCTACGACACATGGGTTCTAAAAGGTAAGCGTTGGGCAGACTGGAACGTGGCAAGTTGGGTTCCAATAGATCACTTACCTGCACCACCACAAGTTGCAGCATGGTGCAGACAAGACTTCGTGACACCTATCGCCATGAGTCAGTACGGGCAGGCCATGTTGGAAAACGTAGGGATTGAATCGCTTTACATTCCACACGCCATAGAAGCTACATTCAAACCAATGAAGCGACACAAAGGAACAACAGGCAGAGATTTTATTGGTGCTAGTGAAGATGTATTTATTGTTGGAATGAACGCGGCTAACAAAGGCGTGTCACCTAACCGCAAAGCATTTGGTGAAAACATTTTGGCGTTCTCAATGTTTGCGCAGATGCACGATGACGTTGTTCTTTATCTACACACAGATTCAAACGGTTCATTAGGTGGCATCAAGTTGCAAGAACTTATTAGTTCAGTTGGAATCAAAGAACACCAGTATTCGTTTGTTGATCCTTACCTACTTAGAACTGGAATAGATCAACCGACACTTGCAACGCTTTATACGGCAATGGATGTTCTACTTGCCACCAGCTACGGCGAAGGGTTTGGTGTTCCAACAATCGAAGCGCAAGCTTGCGGAACTCCCGTAATCGTTTCCGAGTTCGCAGCTTCAACTGAACTCGTGGGTGATGGTTGGTTAATTGACGGGCAACCTTTATGGGATGCACCGCAATCAAGTTGGTTTCATATGCCTAGCGTTCCCGGCATTGTCGATGCGCTGGAGCAGGCGTATCAACGTGGCAGGGGTCGCTCACAAAAGGCGCAGGATTTCGCAAAGGCGTATAACGCGGATACGGTATTCAACGACTTCTGGAAACCTGCACTAAAGGTCATCGGGGCAAAAGGCACAGAACGGCCTACGGCGTGAAAATAGGTTGGTACACCCATCACATAGAGAATGACCCTAACGTGGCTCTACGTTCGTCTGAGAGCGTGTCAGGGCTATTCACAGGGCAGTTCGCAGGTGGCGCGGAAATGTCTGACTATGAATACCGACTTCAAGCACCATTGGGTTTTGAGATACAAATAGTCACACCGCAGACATTCGATACACACGACATACACCAATTCGATTCTGTTGTTGTAACTGGAACAGATGCGTTCACAGATGCGCAGTTATACAGACTGGCAGAATACGATCCATTCGTCTTTGTGCATCATTTACAAACACCACGCGCAGGGCTGAACGCCTTGATTCGTGGCAGTCGTTTATTCGTTACCCATACGCCAGCGCATATGCGCAGAGAATTGGCTTGGACTAAACCGCGCAAGACGGCGCAAGTTCTAAGCTACTTCGATACGTCTAAGTGTTATGACCACATGGACAAGCAACCGTTTGCATTATGGGCAGCGCGTGAACATCCACTCAAAGGAAAACTCAAAGCAGAGATTTGGGCAGCGCAAGCAGGCTACCAATTCAAGTCACTTAGCAACGTGTCGCGTGATGAAGTTCTAGATGCAATGGCTAGGTGTGAATGGTTTGTTCACCTGCCGTTAGCGTTTGAATCAGAATGCCGCGCAGTTATGGAAGCCGTTCTTTCAGGTTGCAGGATTCACACCAACGAACTGGTTGGAATTACCAGCGTTGAAGATTGGCAAGATGCAGATCACTTAAGACACATGATAGATAATGCAGGGGATACCTTCTGGAGATTGGTGCAACAATGAGAATGCTTACAATTATTCCTACTCGTGGTCGCAACGATAACGCGATCCGTTTGTTTGAAGCGATCAACGCAACGGCAGACTTTACTGAAGTCGTGTTTGCCATAGATGCAGATGACGTGAAAACTTATCAAGGACTTATGCACGAAACCGCAGGACTAGATAACGTCAAGGTCTGCATTGCTGAACGTATGGGAATGAACGGCACACTTAACCATTGGGCTTTGTGGTTCGCGCCTGACTATGACTACATCTGTTTCATGGGTGACGATCACCTACCGCGCACAGGTGGTTGGGATACGAAATTAGCTGAAGCCATTGGAAGCAAACCGGGCATTGCTTACGGCAACGATTTATTGCAAGGCGAGAACCTGCCAACTGCCGTAGTAATGTCTAGCAAAATAATCAGGGCTACGGGGTTTATGTCACCGCCAAACTTGAAACACCTGTTTTTAGACAACTACTGGTTGGCAATGGGTCAGGCATTAGAGAACGCTAACTACTTGCCAGATGTAATTCTTGAACACCTGCACTACACCAACGGCAAGGCGCAACATGACGAGAGATACGCAGCTGTAAACAATCCTGAAATGCACAATGGCGATCAGGCTATCTTTGCGGAATACCTTGCAACAGAGTTTGCTCAAGACGTTGAGAATGTAAAGGCTTGGTAATGAAAATACTTATCACAGGTCATAAGGGATTTGTCGGGCGCAACTTTATCAAGGCATTACCAGACAGCGACATTACCGGCATTGACTTGAAAGATGGCAACGACTGCCGCGACTTCTTCAAGACCAACACAGACCAGTTCGATTTAGTCATTCACTTAGCCGCAATAGTTGGTGGTCGCGCAACTATCGAAGGCGAACCGTTAAGTGTTGCCACAGACTTATCCATAGATGCGGAGTTCTTTAATTGGGTGCAAAGAACTAAACCCATAAATACGGTTTACTTCTCAAGTTCCGCAGCGTATCCGATTGAGTTGCAGAACTCCCACCGATTACTGCGACTAGCTGAACACGATCTCAATCTGTACGCAGTTAAGAATCCAGACCTGACTTATGGTTGGGCAAAACTAACTGGTGAGTATCTGGCGCAGTTCTTAGACGGCACGAACCTATTTGTGTTCAGGCCGTTCTCTGGTTATGGATCAGACCAAGACTCTGATTACCCGTTCCCTAGTTTTATTGACCGGGCATTAGACAACGTGGAAGTCTTTGACATTTGGGGCGATGGCGAACAGGTGCGCGACTTCATCCACATAGAGGACATTGTTCAGGCCGTTCTCTGGCACGTTCAGACGGGATACAAAGGCACGTTCAATTTGTGTTCAGGCTTTCCGACCAGTTTTAACGAACTGGCAAAGATGGTCTGCGAAGAAGCGTGCATCAAGCCAGAGTTCAACCACATAATCGCAAAGCCAACAGGGGTTCAGTATCGGGTAGGCGATCCGCATTTGTCGCACCAGTATTTCATTCCGCAGATTAGTTTGCGTGAAGGTATTCGTAGGGCATTACTAGAACGCAAGTAGAATAGTAAAGACTTTAGGAGTTCCATTGGCAATCACAAACGGCTACGCCACACTTGCACAAATCAAAGCCGCAGCTCGCATTTCAGATAGCGTTGATGATTCGTTATTAGAGATGGCAGTTGAGTCTGCATCACGCGCAATTGACGGACACGCCGCACGATCTTTTTATTCATCTGGAACTGCTACGCGATACTACGCGGCAGAGGATTCTTTTATTGTTCAGATAGATGACATTTCAAGTACCGCACTAACATTGCAAACTTCATCAGGTGGCGATGGTGTCTTTGATACTACGTTTGCAGTTGGTGACTATCAGCTAGAACCATTGAACGGTAGAGTTGATGGTCTTGACGTTCCATACACACGCATTCGCGCAGTTGAAAACTTTCTATTCCCTGTGGAAGCAGAACAAGCATTGGTGAAACTAACCGCCGTCTTTGGTTACGCTTCTGTCCCAATTGCAATTACTCAAGCCTGTATCATTCAGGCAAGCAGAATTTTTAAGCGGCTAGATAGTCCACTCGGTGTAGCTGGCTTTGGCGATCTTGGAGCTATTTCCGTAACACGCGACATAGACCCAGACGTTGCGCAACTGGTTGCGCCGTATCGCAGAATGCGTGGCTTTGTCTAATGGCTTTGCTATCTGAAATCCGCACAGGGTTAGCGGCTAATCTTGCAACGATTACGGGGCTACGAACCGCAGCCGTTATGCCTGATAATCCAAACCCACCTATTGCAATTGTTCAGCCAAATTCAATTTCATTTGATGACACGTTTCAAAGGGGAATGCAAACCTATACGTTTACCGTTGTAGTTCTAGTTGGGCGCGTGGCAGAACGATCAGCGCAGAACGCCATAGATGCTTTCTGTTCAAGCACAGGTTCTTCAAGTATCAAGTTGGCTCTAGAGTCTGACAAGACACTCGCTGGCAAAGTGTATGATTTAAGAGTTACCGATATGCGGGCTTACGCAAGCATTGCTGTTGGTGAAGTAAACTATCTAGCAGCAGAATTTTTAGTTCTCTGCTACGCAGACTAGGAGCAAAACAGCATGGCGAAATTCGCAGCTACCGATTACAAGGTGACCATTAACGGCACTAACCTTTCCACTTCGCTTAACAGCGTTGAACTAGCACTAGAGTCCGATGACCTAGAAACGACTGCCTTTGGCACAACTTTTCGGGAGCGCATCGGTGGCTTGAAGTCTGGTTCTCTTACCCTTCAGTTCATGCAGGACTTTGCAGCATCAGCCGTAGATGCCACAATCTTTCCGCTATTCAACACCCTTGCAACAGTTGTTATTACTCCAACAAGTTCAGCCGTTGGAACCGCTAACCCAAGCTACACCGCAGTATGTCTGGTGAACTCTTACTCACCGTTTGCTTCATCTGTTGGTGACATTGCAACATTCTCAATTACTCTTCCTACATCTGGCACAGTCACAAGGGCAACTTCCTAACTATGAAAGTAAACCTGCGCGTAACTTTTAACGATGAAACAGTAGAAGAAGTTTCTGCTACTGCGCGTGACCTTGTTGCTTTCGAGGACAAGTTTACAAAGTCGGTTGCTTCACTTGAGTCAGACTTCCGTATCACCGATCTACTTTGGTTGGCGTGGCATTGGTTAGAACGTCAGGGTAAAACCAAAAAGACGTTTGAAGAATGGTGTGACGATGTTGAAACAATCGAAGCGAGTGAACAAGACCCAAAATAACCGGGTTGGGTGACTCATCCCAACATTGGTATTTGGCTTACCTTGCAGTCGAAACTGGTATTGCTCCATCAGTTTTGATGCAGGAATCAGAACGTATGCTTTACACATTGGGAATGTATCTGCGCTGGAGAAATAGTCAGGGGACATAATGGCAATCAGCAAGTTTCTATCTGGTCGCGCAGGCGGTGCTTCAATTGAAGTTGTCGGTCTTACTGAATTTTTGAAACGTGCTTCCGCAGCTGATGCCACCTTTAACAAAGAGATACGCAAAGCATCAGTAGAACTAATTGGTCAAGTCGTTACAGAAGTTCAAACTCATGCAACCTATGCGCCAAATCGCAGGCAAGCAATAGAGTCTGCCAAAGGATTCAGGGCAAGACCTGACCGCATTCCTGTAATCAAGTTAAACGGTTCTTCAGGTTTCGTTTCGCAGACCAGACCTAATCGCAAGCGCAAGACAAAGGTAACCAGAGGTGACGTGTTCTATGGCGTTGAGTTTGGTTCTGACCGTCTTAAGCAGTTTCCTGCTCGGACAGCTAAGTTAGGTGGCGGCAACAAGGGCAACTTCTTCTGGCCTACCATTGAAGCAATGGCTCCCACGATCAACCAGAAATACCTTGCAGCACTAGACAGAATCACCCAAAAACTAGAACGGCTTTAGACTTTACATTCCTGTATAACAACTGCTAGAGTCTGACCTATGTACGCAGTCAAATGGTGGTCAGTCAAAGACAACAAGCCAAAGCCTTATGCCGATTCATGGGCGAAGTTTGTAGACCTGCTTTCACATCACGCGCAACGTGAGGACAAATACAAGGGTTATCTATACAGTCCAGTTACCTATGTTGAGAATGGTTATCGTGGCAACAAGAACGTGATTGCAGTCAATGCGTTCGTAGCTGATCTAGATGGCGAAGCCTTGAACAACACGTTAGACAAACTGGCAGGTTATGAATACATTGCCTATACAACTTACAGTCATTCAGAAGATGACCAGCATTGGCACATTGTTATTCCATTTGATGAAGCCGTTCCAAGTCACCAATGGTATTCAGTCTGGAAACAGATGCACGACTTCTTGGACATTGTTGGCGATCCACAGACTAGTGACCCTGCGCGTATCTTCTTCGCACCACAACACGCACCGGGCTCGGTGTTTCATACCTTGCGTGGTCATGGCGAAATCATGCAAGCACCAGAGTTCAGGTACACAGACAGGCCACCAGTCAATGTAACTAAGCGCGAACCACACAGACCAACAGATCATTGGGAATGTAGATGCACACTTTCAAAGGTCTGCACCAAATGTGAAATAGAATTCAAAGACGTAGATTTGTCTAGATACAATGGGATGAGTCAGAAAGAAATCCGTCAAGACATTAGGCGTGAGTTCTTAGAGTTGATGGCAGGTATGTCTGTCGCTTAGGGGTTTCAAGTGGTGCAGTCAGGCAGAGATTTTGAAGTTAAGTTCAAGGGTGATGCAACCCAACTAACGACAACACTCAAAGGCGTTCAGAAAAGTTCCGCAAGCATGGGACAGAACTTATCTAAGACGGCAAAAGTAGTTGGTGTTGCGTTTGCTGGAATGGGATTAGCCGCAGGCAAGTTTGCAATTGAATCAGTTAGAGCTGCTGCGGAAGATCAAAAGGCGCAACTCAAACTTGCCAAGACCTTGCAGAATGTCACAGGCGCAACGGATGCCGCTATTGCTGCAACAGAAGAGTTTATTACTGCGCAACAATTTGCAACTGGTGTATCTGATTCTCAACTTCGCCCGGCGTTAGAAACTTTAGTTCGCGCAACTGGTGACGTTACAAAAGCACAAGACCTTTTGAAACTTGGACTAGACGTGAGCGCAGGCTCAGGGCGCGATTTGGAAAGTATCTCGTTGGCATTAGCCAAAGCACAGGGAGGACAGTTCACAGCATTACAGCGTTTGGGCATTGTCATTCCTGAAAACATTAAGAAGTCTAAGGACTTTGCAAAGGTTCAGGAATACTTGAACACTTTGTTTGGTGGTCAGGCTGCGGTTGCTGCGGATACATTTGCAGGCAAGTTGGCAATCATGCGTGAACGCCTAACGGAAGCACAAGAAACAATTGGCGCAACACTCATTCCAATTCTTACAAAATTAGTAGATGCGTTTCTTAACAACGTTATGCCTGCTATTGAAGCAGTTGTTAGAACGATCCAGTTTGAAGGTGCTGGTGCTGGCCTGCAATTAGTTGTTACCAACATTGCAACGGTCATCACAAACCTAGACGGTACAGCTAAGAAAGTTAAAGACCTCATTCTTTTGTTCATTGGTATCAAAACCGTTTACCCACTCATAGCTGGTTTGGCTGCTCAATGGGGTGCGGTTTCTACGGCTATCGGTGTGACTGCAACGACTACACAAATTGCAACTGGCGTTATGAAGAAGGCGTTGATCAGTACGGGTATCGGTGCGCTGGTAGTTGCTGCTGGATTCTTAGTTGCAAAGATTTATGACATTGCCATTGCAGGGCAATCAGCAGAAGCAGACATAAGAATTTCATCTCGCAAAATAGGTTCTCGCTTTGGAACTATGGCTCAACAAGCTCATGCCGTTGTCGTTAAGATGGATGAAATTAGTGTTGCTGCAAGACACGCAATGGATGCCGTTGAGAATGCTCGTCTAGGTACTAACACTAAAACAGAAACATCTGCATATGTTCCACCTGCATATGTTCCACCGCCAGTTGGTGGTGGTGGTTTAACAAAAGCTCAAAAGGACGCTGCTGCTGCCGCTAAGGCTGCTGAAAAGGCTGCCGCTGCTGCCGCTAAAGAGATGGCTAGAATTGTTGCCGCTGCTTCCAAACTTGCAACCGCTGCACTAGCAAAGATGAACGACAAACTGACCATTGCCAGAGATAAGTTAGTTCAAGCCAAAGAAGCCTTTGCATCATTCCGCGATGGTGTGCGCGATTCAATCACCGGGCTTCTAAACTTTGGTGAAGCCGCTTCTGCCGGTGGGTTCTTAGATAACTTACGCAAGCAAGCAGATAGCGCAGTTGGGTTTGCTGACAAAGTTAAGCAACTTATTTCATTAGGCTTAGAGGAAGCAGGCATTCAGCAAGTCTTAGCGGCTGGAGCAGATGCCGGAACCAAGATCGCCAATGAGCTTATTGCCGGCGGTGTAGGTGCGATAAAGGACACTAACGACTTACTTAAAGGTGTTCAAGATGCTGCGGATATTCTCGGGCAGGCTGGCGCAGATAAGTTCTACAAAGCAGGCGTTACACAAGGTCAAGCAATGGTCAATGGAATAATTGACAGGATTAAGAAGGCTGGCTTCATTATTTCTGGTGGCATGGCTGCGTTGCCTAAGCCGTTGCAGACTGCGTTGAATAAAGGCTCACTCACATCTCTTCAGGCCACCGAGCTAATGGGAATCATTGGCAATTCACAATCAGTAACCGCGCCTTCGAGTAAGTCTGGATCAGGGGCAACAATTAACCTAACCGTCAATGCCGGCATGGGTGCAAACGGCACACAAGTTGGTCGTGAAATTGTGAATGCAATAAAAAAGTATGAACGGACAAGCGGCCCGGTCTTTTTGAGTGCATAATGGCAGTTCCTACAACACAAGTATTTATCAAATTCTCAGCTACCCTGATTGACGTAACTCAATACGTTCAATCAGTTTCTATAAATCGTGGCAAGTCTAGAGAACAAAACTTTTTTACGGCTGGAAACGCGACAGTTGTATTTCATAATGACAGTAGAGTTTTTGACCCATTTTATATTTCCAGTCCTTATTACGGAAATGTTTTACCGCGCAAAGAAGTAGTGATCAAAACATCTAGTGTCACACAATTTACAGGGTTCATAGATGATTGGGATTTCAATTACGAACTAGGAAACAAATCTTTTGCAACGATTAGTTGTGTTGATGCGTTTTTGCAATTGACGGCTAACGAACTTGATGCATTTACGACAACATCACAACTATCTGGCGCAAGAATAAATGCAATTCTAAACCGGGCAGAAGTGAACTGGCCTGCTGGATCGCGTGACATAGATACAGGACTGGTCACACTTCAAGCAGATGCAGTTGCAGAGAATCAGAATGTTTTGAGTTACCTGCAACTTGTAGAACAAACAGAAGTTGGCTCGTTGTTTATTGCCAAAGATGGCAAACTCACGTTTCGAGATCGTGCCAACTACCCACCACTAATTGACATACTTACATTCACAGATGAAACCGTAGAAACAATTCCATCTCGAACTAACCTAGTCAAAAATCCAAACTTTACTTTAACAAGAAATGAATGGGCAACAGTTGGTTCTATTACAAGTTTCATTAGGCGTACTGATGATGGTCAGTTTGGATCAACCTGCTTACAAATTGCTAAGCAGGCTTCAGCAAATTCTGGAATTTCAACAAATCTAACTGATGGAAGTCGCATAAGCGTTACGGCAGGACAGACTTATCGCTTCAGTATTTATGTAAGGGCAGTTGATACTGGCGCAGGTTCAGGTGACATAATCGGATTGAATCTAAAAGTCTTAAACTTTCGCGCAGACAATTCGCAGAACTCAAGTGATACGAGTGGTAACTTTGCATTTGAACCAAGTGAAGGCTGGCAAAGAATAGATTTTTCTTTCACTCCCGTAGCTGGAGCGAATCCAACCACAACTGTTGCGTTGCAGGTTATTGAATACACTTCGTTTGCAAAAACATTTCGCATTGACGGCGCATTAGCAGAACAATCAAGCACACTAAATACTTTCTTTGACGGTGACAGTATCGCCGCGAGTTGGGATGGAACTGCACAAGATTCATCTAGCACAATCCCACCAATAACCGTTGCCCCGTACAACGAGATAGATGTTGTTTATGGTTCTGAAAACTTAGCAAACAGAGTTGTAATAACGCGACTAAGTGGAACACCACAACAAGCAGACTCAACTGCATCACAAGCCATTTATGGTATTCAATCAACAAGCCTTGACGGGTTATTATTCAATACAGATACGGAAGCGTTATCTGTTGCAAATTATTTACTAGGGCAACGAGATGAACCAGAATTACGTTTTTCAAAATTAACGGTGCAACTTGAAAATAAATCAGGTGACCAACTAACAAATCTTTTAGATACTGAAATAAATGATGTGTATAAGATTTCATTTACACCTAACAACTTAGGTGATGCCATTGAACAATACGGAATTGTAACAGGGATAAACCAAAGCATAGGGATAGACCGGCATAGTATGTCATTTGAATTTGGTGGGATCGCAGGGTTTGCGTTCATTCTTGATGATTCGTTTTACGGAATTCTTGGTGGCTTGTATGATGGAATCGAACAATCAAATTCAATTCTTGGATTCTAAGGCGTAAGGAAAACAATGTCTGGAAGAAGAACTTTCACCGCAGGTGACATTTTACGCGCAGCAGACGTGCAAGATTATTTGATGGATCAAACCGTTATGGTCTTTGCCGGAACTGCTGCACGTTCATCAGCTATTGCAACGCCATCTGAAGGCATGGTTACAATCACAACCGACACAGATGAACTTCAGTATTACAACGGAACTTCTTTTGTGAGTGGTTTACCTTTTG